ATTGAACTTAACAAACACTTCAGTGTAAGTATCGGTCAATGGGGAAGCGAAACCAATAATCTTAAACGCAGCGGCAGTAGTAACTACTGTGCTTTCCAAAGCGCTGGTAGAGTTACCTGTACGGGTGTTACCTGTAGAAGTAGACTGTGCAGCAGCAAAGAAAGTGTTTGCGCCAAGGGCGGCTTGAGTAACTTGGCCATCCAATTGAGCTTGGAAAGTCACGTTAGGGTCAGTGATAACGTAGGCTGTAATAGGGCCGCCGTTAGCAGTGCCAGAAGGATAGTACTGACCGTAGATCTGCTGGCCTTGTGAGTTGATGTAAGAACAACCAACAAACACGCCCCAAGCACCCATACTGTCACCACCAAGGTTATTGGTAGTTAAGTCTGCGCCGGTAGCGGTGGACAGAGCGATATAACCGTCAGCACCGATGATAACAACTTGACCATAAAACAGGTTAGTTGCTTCACCAGCGGGGTCGATTAAGAACTGACTCGTAGCGCCAGCATAGGGCATGCCGTCGTTACGGTTAATGGCTTTTAGGCCATAGGGGGTATTGGTCATTGACATTTAAGTCTCCAAAAAAATTAAGTACCTTTTCCGAAAGTGACCGTGGACTTACGTTCTTTGAACATAGGCATCCTCGGATCATTCTCGCGCATGTAAGTGTTGTCTACTGACTGCATTTGTGCTTCCGCTTGATTGCGGTAGTACGCATTGCGTTGTTCAGTAAGCTCCACAGGTGTTTTGCAAAGCAACAAACCGCCCACTTGAACGCTGTCAGGAAACTTGGCATTGCCGTCAGAACCAAACATACGAATCTCAGGGTGGTCAGAAGCCCTAACGGGTTCCCAGCCTTCGCGTAACTTACCGGAAATATTGGTGGCGTCGTCTTTCCCTAACGAGGCAATCCTGATCCAGCGATACGCATAGCCTGCTTCCGGAGTAGGATCAGGCAGAAGTTGAGGGGGCATCCATTGTTTTGGGCGCTCCATCTTTTCGCGTGTATCAAGTTCGCGTGTCATACGGTTAGATTTTTCCATAATTATTTCCTCATTTCTTCAGCAACCTTACGGGCGTATAGTTCCAACGGAACTCCCAACCGCTTGGCGATATTCACCTGTGTCTGCGTAAGCACGATCTTTTTAGGCGCTGTGCTACGGGTTGCAGGTGCAACAACGTTGGACTTAGTGCGTTGAGGTTTCGCATCAACGGACTCTTCGGCTCCAAACTGATCCGAGAATCTTTCCCTAATGTCAGTATTGATACGTCTATAGTATTCATCACTGCCACTTGGTATTCCTTCACCTACCAAATCTTCATGTAAGCCTAGGGCATAGGCTGTCATTCGCTTGTTGCTTCCAAACCACTGATTTTGGTCTTGCCATGCAAGTAGTTTTTCATCAACTGGCGCAGCTCTGGTGGGCTGTTGAGTGATTTGTACAGGAGTTTCTTCTTCCTGTAAAGGGGTTGGTTTAAAATTATTTACCTTATCTGCGCGAATTTTTGCAGTAGTGAGGGCTTCCTGCGCCTCAACTAACTTATCAGAATCACCAGATTCGTAAGCTTCTTTGTACATGCGCTTAGCGTTTTCTACTTCGCTAGACACTACTTTCTTGGCTTGCTCTAATAGTGCAGTCTGGTTCTGATTAACAGACCCCTTGAGTTTTTTGTTCTCCTCAAGCACGGATTGCGCTAAACGAATAGCTTCGTCTTTTTCACGTTCCGCTGTCTCTTTTGCGCGACGTTCTTCGTGATAACCCTTGGTAAAGTGCTTGATGCGCTTTTGTACACTCTCGTCGTACTTGGCCAACTCCTCATCTGTCACCTCTTTAGGAGGTTCAGTCATAGGTTTGCGACCACGATCTTCGGGGGGCGTGTCGTCTACGACTTCTATAACCGGTTTGTTTTCCCCCTCGACTTCAAACTCAACTTTGTCGTCAGCTTTCGCTTCTTCCTTGTTAACTTCGTCAGGGAATTTAAATTCTTCTCTTTCGGCCATGATTTACTCCTTAGTTAGGGCGTTGGATACCACGGGGGTCTTGCACAACAGCCTGAATGGAGTCATCATTGATGAGTCTCCACTCTGTACCATGAATCTTCATGCGGGTTCCGGTGTTAGGACGTACTAACACAAAGTCACCAACTTTACAGCTTGGGCCAGATGGAAAACGTTTCTCGTCTTTGAACGCATCAGGGCCAATCTTCGCAACAAACAACACGGGGGATAGAAGCTCCTCGTGGTACATAGCTGTAGCGGACTTTAAAATACCAGTCTCGCTAAACTCTTCTTCTGCCTTGGGCAACATACACAGGATGTGGTACGTCGCTGGATCCGGCACTTGTTTGGCTTTCTCTTCGGCGGAGGTGTTGAGCACACCGCTTAGATCAACCGCACTAACATCAAATTCAGTCATCTTCATATTCCTTAGTTTTACGCACGAGGTCAGCAAGTTCATACTGCGCGGTTTGCAGACCTCGGATAGTCCCGCACAGTTCTTTGTAGTGATCGTGGGATTTAGCTCCACCAGCACTTACAACATCGACCAACTGCTTGACGTGTTCCTCAAGCTTCCCGTTCAACACTTCAAGCAAATTAGCCATCATTCATCCTTTTTCGTAGGTTTGTTCTGCTGCATCGCAGCTCTTCTCGCGGCTTCTTCAGCGTGACTTAGTTTCTGGGCATGAACTTGCCCGCCGTGAGCCAGCTTCTGCTGATGCACTTGCCCGCCGTGAGCCATCTTCTGCTGCGCCTGAGCTTGTTGCATCATCATCTGTTGTTGTTGCTGAGCTTGCGCTTGCTGCAACTCCATCTGTTTAGCCGCCATCTCTAGAGCATGCAACTCTTGCGCTTGAGCAATCTCTTGCTGTAGTCGCATCGCAGCCAACGCTGGATCCTCGCCAACTCTAGCTGCGCTCTCTTGTGCCTTGAGTGACAACTCTTCAGCCTTGAGCTGCAAGTCACCCTTGACCTTAAGCGCTTTGATATCAGCTTCTTGTTTCTTGATCTGCAGTTCAGCTTGCTGCATCTGAATGATCGGATCTTGAGCCTGCGCCATCGCTTGCTGCTGAGCTGCCTTGGCTTTATCCATCTGCAAGAGCTGCGTCGCGGCCTGCGCCACAAGTTTAGACACCTGCACTTCAACGTTGTTATCAAGCTGTGCATCTGGTGCTGGCAATGTTGCACCCAACTGCTCTTGAACTTTCTGACGGTACGAGAACGCCAAGTGCTCCGCAACGTGGGCCATGATCGCGCCCTGCATCTGCTGAGCCATAGGGCTCTGACCAATCTGGCCCATGATCATGGGGTCCTGCATCATGCTGGTATGAACAGCAATGTGTGCATCGTGGTCTTGGTGGATGAACGCTTTTGTAGGTTTACCAGTCAGGAACGACATGTTCTCCGACACGGGGTCGCGTGGGGTCTGGTCATCATCAATGGGCACTAACTTATCTGCGTTCTTGATGCCAAGCACCTCGATCATCTGTCTGTGAAGTTGCGGCAAGTCATAGATCTGTGGAGCACCTTGAGCCAACTGAATCACAGCCTGATACTGCATGATGCGCTGAGCCATCGTTGCACTGTTGGGATCTGACACAGGAATCACTGACACCATGTCGTAGTCAGCTTGCTTCGCTTTTCTATCACCCTCAACTGGATCGAAGCTGTACTCTGGCGGAGTGTGATCACGAATGATGTCACGCAGGAGCTGAAACTCTTGCTTCATGCTGTAGTGAACACGAGCCTGAACTGCAGACATTGTCTTGAGCTGACGCTCCAAGAGAGCTAGCGTTGTACCGACAGGTGCGTTAGCAGACATATCGCTGATGTTCATATCAGCAATAGAACCCAGACGACGGCCTTCTTCTGTTATGCGGTCAAGCAACCCCGCCAAAACTTGACTTGGCTCTTTGTACGGCAGGGGCATGATGTTGTCACGCACTGAACCTGACGGCACATCTACATCACGGAACTCACCGGGGTTGATCGGCGTGTCATCTCCCTTGATACGCAAGCCGCGTGCTTTAAGGCCGCCGGGCAAGTTACTCAGTGTGCCCGCATCAACAAGTTGTCGAATCAGGGACGTACCAGCACGGGCGTAGCCACCGATCAAGTGAATCAAACCTAGACCATAAGCACCAAAACCGGGGACGTATGTGTACTGCACAAAGTGCTGGCGCTTTAACTTGCGCTTGTCATCTTCTTCCCAGTTGCGGCGAATAGCCAGAACTGTGTTTGTGCCACGCTCGATTGTGATGATATACGGCAGAGCGATACCATCTTCATCTTCATAACCGGGCAGGTCGTAGTCGATGTGCACTTCCAAGACTTGGTAGCGGTCATCGTCCGTCAGTGAGTAACCCTGATCCTCGGCTTTCTTCTTCTCCACATCTGTGTGGATCGAGACAGGCTCACCCAAATCTTCATCAACGTAGAAGCCTGCAACCTGCAACTTCTTCATCTCATTTTTGGTCTTACGCATCACATGCGTGAGTCGTTCAGCAGTGGCCGCGCTCGATGCACCGTAAGGTATGATGATGTCTTCAGCGGGGATGAACATCGCAATCTGACGATCAAGCGATGGGTCAAAATAAACTTTCTTGAATGCCGCGCCCGCGAGACCTAGGTTGTATAACATGCGCTCATGTTCTGGGCGATACTCAGTCATCACCTCGGTGAGCTGATAGTTCATGTCATCTCTTACACGCTCAGCCGCCTGCTCTTTAAGTTTATCAATTGCGCCGACGATCTCGGTTTTGACCGGACCCTGAGCAGGGAACGTTTCAATGATAGTCTCGCTTTGGAACCGTACAGCAGCTTCTGTGAGTACCGTTGAGAAAACACCGCAAGCACCGAGCCACGGTTCAGTACGCTCTTCATACTTCATCCCCAAAACATCAAGACCTTTGACATACATATCAACCCACTCTTTGCGGGAGTTAATGTCAGCATCTACCATCTCAATAATGTCGCTTGCTACTTTCGCCAGCTCGCTCTTATCCATGTCTTCTGCTAAGTTAGCATCAAAGTCCTCGGCCTTTTCCTCGGGCATCAAGTCAATCTCCATGCCGTCTAGTCCGATGCGAACACCCTCGGGATCCTCAATCTCTATCTCAATCACGGGCTCATCACCCATATCTTCCAATGCACTTAAACCCAGCGGGGCTTGCGACAGTGAGGGAACCATATTCGTAGCCATATCTATCCTTAGTAGTACGCAGCTTTCTTGCTGCGAAAATATCTTTCTTCTTCAGGCTCGTCGCTTGGCAAGCGAATAAACCCGCCTTGTCTAAACCGCATGAGCGCTAGTGTTGTTGAGTCAACCAAGTCATCATTTGTGCCCGACGGAAAGTCGTTGCATTCTTCAATAACTTCTCTTGCCCATCTGCGATCCGGTGCAAACACCACTCCACCTTGGAACAGTGCAGAAACCGCGTTCACCCGTGCGATCTTATCTTGTCCTTTACCCGGAGTAAACTCTCCGACAGGCACGCCCATCCGTCTAAACTCTTGGTAAAGCGCCGAGCCGTTGGACTTCTTCTCAACAATAAACACATCAGGCTCCCACTCTTTGTACTCCTCAAGCACCAAGGCTTTAAGGTCTGGGTACTCCAGTCGCTTCTTAATTGAGTTGAGCAAAATAATCGCGTAGTTGTTTGTCTCTTCGTTAAAGAACACACCCCACACAGTCAGAGCGTTGTAGTCAGCCCTGTTGTTAGATTCCTGCGCCGCGTCAAGACTCATAATCGTAAACTCGCACTGAGGCGGGTCGTCCTTTTCCCAAATCTGCCACCACTCCCGTTTGAGTAGTGCGCCTTCTTCAGAGACAGGGTTCTGCATGTACTGGGCCTGCCAATACCGGGGGTCCATACCTGCCTTTTTACCCAGTAATTCTTCAAGCGACCAAAAGTCACCCCACAGCGGCTTTTCATTCAAAATGGCAGGGAACTCTACAATCTCCCACTGGTCAACATCTTCCTCTTTGGCCATCTGGTTCACGATCATTCCGGTTAAGTCAAGTTTTGACCACCTTGTCATTACTATAATGATAGAGCCACCCGGCATAAGACGCTGGAGAGGGCCAGACTGAAACCACTCCCAAGCAGGAAGAAATACGTCCGGTCGCCCAGTCTTAGCTTCTTGTTCCGAATGAGGGTCGTCAATAATAAATAGATCAGCGCCACGACCAGCAAGAGCGCCTCCGACACCAATAGCAAAGTATTCTCCGTTGAAATTTGTGCCCCAACGTGACGCAGACTTACTGTCAGCTTGCAATTCGATCTGCGGAAACACGTCCCGATACGACTCAGAACCCACCAAATTACGCACTCTACGGCCAAAATTCACGGCTAAATCAGCCGTGTGAGAGGCCATAATGATCTTTTTATGCGGGTATTTACCTAGAAACCACGCCGGTGCAAGGTAAGAAATCATCTCTGACTTACCGTGACGGGGGGCAATGTTCACAATAACCCGTCTTTTCTTACCATTTGCAATGTCTTCGAAGATTTTGGCTAGTCTTTTGTGGTGTGGACCCACTTTATAGCCCGGATATACGTGGTCAATGAAGGTTAAGAAGTCATCTTTACCCACTTCTTGCACGGATTCACTGTCGTACGTCTTCAAAAGCTCCAAAGTATGGATTTTTTGCTCCAACGGCATCGTTGGAAGCGCGTCTTTGATGGCTTTTAGCTGTTCAGGCGTTATCTTCACTGCGGATTACCTTGGCCTGTACATCAATTGTGCGTTTTTCCAGCTTAGCAAGCGTCTCAAGCAGTTCTTTTTCCACTTCTTCAAGGGATTGCTGCTTGTGAGTGACTTCAGTGCGCTTTTTAAATGCATCAACACCGTCTACATCACCTAATGCCTTGATTGCACCGAGTCTGACGGTACTGTTTGGGTTCTCTGTTTCGGCAACGAGCTTGTTGACAACGTACAACTTGAAGTCTGCCAGCTCCCGCACGATCATGTGGTCGTACTCAGCCACCATACCGGCAAGATATGCAATGGTTTCGTTAGGGTACTTGGCTAAATCGGGTGTTGTTTTATTAGCAACAACCTTTTCCATCAACTCAAGGGCTTGGCCTCGGTTCTCAGGGGTAGGTTCTATGGGAGTCCCATTCAAATCAGAGATCATTTTGACCGTGCGGGCACGCATCTCAATCTCTTCCTTTGGGGAAAGAGGGGGCATAGCCTCGGTGGCTGAGGCTGGTAGCGGAATATCCGCTTCAACATTAGGCATCATCTGCATAAGAGGGAATCGCACTCCTATAAAAGTCAGGTACTAGCCGCTCAATCGCTAGCTTTCGGAAAAAGTCTTTGCACAGCTTTCCCTGAGAAATAAATATACCACATATTTGTAAAGGGTGGTAGGAATCCTACCCGGGGGGTGTTCCTATATTGAGGGGGTGGGGTAAACCCTAGACGCTTTTATTTTTACTTGGGATGCTGGGAATGGTTGGGGGAATACGTGGTGGTTTGTGTAAGTCTTAGAGTATAGGGGAACACGGGAGTCCCAAAGTCTCTTGTGGGGGTCGGGTATGGGTGGGTCGACCCCGCCAGAACTTTACTTTTAACCATGGGATCAGCTATAACAGAACCATGCAGAGCAATAGTGCTGTGCTGTAACAGGAGAGATAAATGTTTAAAGCATTATGGGTTTGGTTGACGCACTACAAGGTTGTAGTGCAGTGGGAAGACAAGTTGTGTGTTCACTATGCATACACAATGAACGAAGCGCTGAGTTGGTCAGCTCAGTATCGTACCGACAACACGACAGTGCTGATCGGCATCAGGGGCAAGCTAGTCGCGGCACGCGGCGCTTGGTAACACGAGGGGCTTCGGCCCCTCTTCTTTAACTTAGGAGAGAGTAATGCAACAGTCAAACTTAGACGCCGTGCATCAGGTCATAGTTGATGCAGTTCAAATGTGGGCCAGTGGATTAACTACTGACAACGAACTTTGTGAAGCGCTTCATGGAATCCACTTAGGTTTCTCGGAGCACAGAAACAATATGTCCGAACTGATAGACCCAAACACTGGGCTTCGGTACAAATGACAGTCGGACAGACCAACATATGGCGTAAGCATGTGATGGTTGCTATGCGGGAGGCGCTACATCAGCGCCGACCTCTTAGTGTCCTACCTAGTCGGTATGAGTTCTTTAAGAAGGCTAGGGAACAAGTGGCTCGCGCAACGTTTTGCGCAAAGCTAGATGGTGATGAGTACAGCAGGCTCAAGAACCGCTGACCAGAGGAGGCTTCGGCCTCCTCTTTTTTTGTGCCCCGAGAATTGATACCAGTTATTTGTCGTCGCGGGCGTTAAGCGTGCGCGAGTCAAGCGGATCACTTAGCGTTTCACACCCCGCTGAAACTTTACTTTAGACCCTAGGGTCAGCTATAACTATTACATCAGATAGACAATTCGGTCTGTCTGATATTTCAAAATGCTTTATTAGGAGATATTATGTCTAAAGCAAAACAAGTGGCCCCTTCATTGGGTTCTGTCAACGTCACTTCTATGAAGGACGCAGGTTATCAGTCAGCGATCAGCGATGAACGTAAAGACAGCGTAGCGCGCTATGTATATGCGCAATGTCCCAACTTCACCAATGAAGTCAGCGATGAAGTTAAAACCCAACTTCGCGCAGGTTGGGCATTACGTTGGCAAGAGTTGAACCCAGCGAAAAGTTATAACGACAGTTGGATTCCCGTAGAGAATGGCTCTTATGTAATGACTGTTGATGTTTGCTTCAGTTACAGTCAGCAGGCCTTTGGTCAGTTGAAAGAGGCTGACCCAGTCAAGCATGGCATTATCAAGGGTGTACGCGATGCCTTCAACAAATACTGTTTTAATCGCATGGCTGACCTAAAGTCAGCGGTACGCAAAGTAGAGAATGAGGGCAAGCCTAAAGTGAAAGCGCCTACTAAGGGTTTCACGCAATACATTGACGAGACATTCAAGTCAGTCAAGGCCAGAGCCAAGACAGCAAAAGCAAGGGGTGACGATTCAGCACCTGATGAAGTTAAATTGCGCATGGCCATCGATGCCTTCCACAATACTCTAAGCAAGTAACATTGCACCGACCTAGTCAGCCGAAAGGTTGGCTAGGTTTTTTTTCGCCTGTACCTTTTGATACCAGTTATTTGTCGACGCGCGTGCTTCGTGCGTGTTTGCCAAGCGCATGGTTTACCGTTTCACGCCTCGCTGAAACTGTACTTATGTGTCTTGTATCGGGTATAACTTAATCACCAGATGACACGGTGTTGTCTGGATTAACGCTTACTTGGAGATACCATGAGCAAAGCAACAAAACCCCAAGAGACAATCGTCTCGTCGTTCAAAGATGCCGCATACCAATCGGCAAGGTCTAGTGAAACAATGGCAGTCATTGCCCGTTTTGTATACGAGCAGTGTCCTACATTCTGCGAATCACAACCAGATGAGGTCAAGACTCAACTGCGCCTCGGATGGGCTTTGAGATGGCAAGAGTTAAACCCTGCCACAGTATTCGACAATGACTGGAAACCAAACCCCAAGGGAGGTTTTACCAATAGTCTGGATTACTGCTTGTCATACTCTCAACAAGCATTTGGGCAACTCAAAGAGGCCGATCCAATCAAGCATGGTGTCATCAAGGCCGTGCGTGATAACTTTAACAAGTATTGTTCCAATCGTCTTGCCGATCTCAAGGTTGCCGTGCGTAGAGTTGAGAATGAGGGCAAGCCCAAGGTCAAAGCCCCCACAAAACAATTTGATGATTTCATCAAAGAGTTGTTTACCACAGTCAAAGCCCGTGCCAAAACTGCCAATGCACGAGGCGACACAACTGCACCCAATGAGGTTAAATTGCGCCAAGCAATCGATCTGTTTAACAATGCTTTGAAGTAAGCATCTGTGCACCGCCAGTTAACGCTGGCGGTGCATTTGATACCAGTTATGAGTCCTCGCGTGCGCTAAGTGCGTGCGTGTGAGCCAAGCCGATCAACTACCGTTTCAGGGGTGCGTGAAATGGGTAAGCAAGTAACAGCCATTGATTATCTCAAGAGACATGTCCTGTGGATAACTTTATTTGTTCCAAGATTCCAACTGGACTGGAACTTTGGAATCGCTAATTGGAATCTTGGAATCTGAGTAAAAACAAAATTCCAACTTGGAATTCCAGTATTTGCCTCTTATGTAAAGTTGTTCCAATTTGGAACACAAAATTGGAATCTTGTAAGTGCTTGATTTTAAACAAGAAAACACCACTTTTGACCTAAAAATTCCAAAATTCCAGTTTTTCAAAAGGACAAAGCTGGTTGGAGCAATAATTTGGAAGAGCAAGACTGTGTCAGCAAGTGCGATGTCCCACAAAACAGCAAATTATGGTGTTTTTCTCATTTTGCCCGACGTCCCTGCAAATCGCTGGAATCTTGGAATTTTGGAATAAATATAATTTTTTTTTTTTTTTACTACTACTACTACTCTACTCTTTATATTCATTTCATAACCTTAGTAGTACTTTTCCAGATTCCAATTCACCCCAATTTGTTCCAAAAACCCGTTCCAATAACCCCCCAAAAAGTCTAACTGTACATATCCAATTCCAATCCCTGTACACTACGCCCCAAGCCCTGCACCTCAACAAAGTCACCCCACACCCCTATGTTTATAAGTAAAGTTATGTTACAATTGAGTCTGAGTCGGGGAATAAGCGCCTGCAAACCTCTCCAACTCAAGCCTTTGCCAACCCCAAGACGACCAACAATCGTTTCACGGGTGGGTGAAATCAAGTTAGTTCAATTCAGTTCAATTTAGTTAGGAGTCATCATGAAAGCTAAGTTTGTCGTCTCTCCCTCCCTCGTTGCCAAAATGCAACGCGAGATGCTCGACCATCTCCCCCGTTCTATCCGCAAGACATTGCGCATTACAACCCCCAAGGCACAACCCATTGCCAAAACACCCATCGACACAGACCAAATCGTGTCGGACTGGCTAGCGATTCACGACCCCATGAACGAGTCGCACTACTACTGCACAAACACAGTTGACCCTGCGTTTGACTTCGATGAATTCCGCGACATCGACAACGAGTACGAGGGTCTGACAGTTGTCAGTATGGGCAAAGACACAAGACGTTGGCTCAAGGGCTACAACATCCTCTGAACAAATTACAAAGGAAACAACATGACTGATATAAACATTGTGCTGATGGAGATAGCACGTATAGCCTTGGAAGACGAGGCTACTTTCAACCGCATCGGGCATGAGCTTGACTTGTCCGATGAGGAACTTAACAAAGTCCGTGCCCATGTTGCGCTAGAGGAGGAAACAACATGAAACATTACATTGGTGAAGTCGAGACTTATTTCGGTGAAAGTGAGGTCAGTACTATGATTAAGTTCAAGACTGATTCACACCCCGATGAATACCTAGATAAAGTTGCTTCAGACTTTTGGGGTAACGAGGGTGAGCAGATTGGTGACGAGACTGTCAGCATCTACGACTTCGGTGATAAGAACGCAAGCGCAGGGCGTTGGCAAGAGATTGATGCCGACATGTTCAACAAACTAACTTTAATTGTGGAGATAGTGCGATGAAAGTAAGAGACATACGCAAGCGCAGGGCAAAGAGCAAGTACCAATCCAATGGTTCGTTCAGCTTCTTACGCCTGAGTCAGACTAAGCGTTGCCGTACCTACGAGGAGGGATGCTTTATCTGTGACCCATGGCACTTCTACGACACGCACAAGCGTTTCCCCACATGGCACGAATTGATGGATGAAGGAGTAATGAAATGAAAGCATGGAAAGGTGTGGTGATAACCACATATCAGGAAGAAATCACAGTACTGGCTGACACGAAAGAGGAAGCCGAGTTACTCATGTACGACCGCGCAAACCCAATGGGTGACAGCATAAGTGGTGAGATGGAAGTGCATGACTTAATTGAATTGGGAGAAACAAAATGAAAATGGTATGGATACTGTGGAGCAACGATATGTTCAGCAGTAAGGTAAAGCACGATGACAAGCAAGGCGTTCACATTGTTGAGTTGTTTGCTCACAAGATTGATGCCGAGGCGTTCATGCGTATATGCAGGGAGGAAGATGACCCGATTGGTGGTCGCTATTGGATACAAGAAAGGGAAGTGAAATGACTGACCAACAGAACTTACCCACAATACACGTTCGCGTAATGGATGTGTATGGGAAGAGAGTTGTTTACCCCGTGTGCGACCATGCCAAAGTGTTTGCCAGTATCGCGGGCACAAAGACTCTGACTGAAGTAACTCTCAGATGTATTCAGAAGCTCGGCTATGAGATACATGTCATACCGCAAGAGCCTTTAACGCTAGACCTTTAACGCTATACATATAGCTCAACAAAGTTGGGGTAAATCCCTATGTTTATATGTAAAGTTATGGTACAATGGAATCTGTGTCGGGGAGTAACTCGACACAGCCATCACTTACCGTTTCACGGTACGGTGAAATTCAATTCAGTTTTATTTAGTCAGGAGATAGTATGGGACAGTTCAAAAACATCGACACAATCCTGCGTCAAATCGCAGACGACACCAACGTACATCCATCCATCCGCGATGCGATGCGCAACACATCCGTAAAGCAAGCACCTGTCGACAAAGTGTATTTGCTTCTTTGCGACGGCAATGTGACCGACGTATTCACCGACAAAGACATGGCGATGTACGACCTGCATACATGCATCAAGGCAGACGAGGCAGAGGGTCTTGACCATGAGTGGAAAGTCATTGTCCGTCAGCTCACAACCACAACCCTTCCATGATACCTAGCTGTTCAGCCTGTGGTGAACTTTACTCTGCACAACGCCATCGCATGGGATATACATTGTGTATGCCATGTGGCGAGAAACACGCGCGTAGTACCAAACACACTATCGTGCCGATGCCCAAGTCCAACTACATCGTTGTGACTGATCGTTCTCTATTACTTAATCTCAACTCAAGCCACAAGGGAGGCCGTTAACATGAACTTCGAACTTCAACAACCCAACCACATCATCTCACTTGCAACGTCAGCACTCGTTGTCTGCGTGGATGTCAACGTGTGGACTGCAACGAAACAGGATCGCGCCATCTCTAACGAGGTGACAACATCTAAGAAAGCCTCTGCTGATGCAGGCAAGTTCACCAAGAACTTACTCTCCGATTCACCCGATCACAAGGCGCTACTGAACTATCGGCAGACCGTGTATAACTGGCTTCAGAGGTCGACATACGACTGGGCGGGCTCAATGCGTCTGCTTCCAACGATCAACCTTGAGAAGTTCAAGAAAGAGTACGCCCAACATGAGGCCGACTTCAAAGCTCTGCTCGAGAAGTTTATTACTGCATACCCGCAGATTGTCAGCGATGCGGCGTTCAAACAAGGCGATATGTTTAATCGTTCAGAGTACCCTGAACCTGAAGAAGTTCGCACCAAGTTCCGCATGCGTCTGCATGTACAGAAAGTACCGCAGGCTGACTTTCGTTCGTCTGTGAGCGAAGCATTGGCAGAAGATTTGAAGAACCACTACGAGCGTCAAACACAGGAGATCATCAACGCTGTGATGGACGATGCATCCGAGCGTCTTGTAGAGATTGCTTCACGGTTAGCCAACGCATGTACCGAGGCAACGCCCGACGAGGATGGCAAGGTAAGGCGCAAGAAGATATACGACAGTACTGTGAGCCAAGCCAAGGAGATTTGCAAGACCATCGAGAACTTCAACCTGACAAACAACAAGGCATTATCACAAGCAGTAGTAGACCTTAGCTTTGCGCTTGACGGTATCAGCACAGAGGATTTGCGTGAGAGTTCTTATACACGAAGCGTAGTCAAAGAGAATGTCGATGACATGCTGTCTAAATTTAAACCGATAAGGAGTTTTGTATGACCGACCTAGAGATCGTATTGTTGATTGCGTTTGCAGTCATGACATTCATGTACTTCAAGGCGCAACGTCGTGTTGTGTTCTTGTCATGCACATTGGTTGCGATAGGCATGAAGGAGGCGTATGTTGAAGTAGATGAAGTAGAGAAAACATACACCATCAAGCAACTGAAAATTAACAAGTAATCATTCACCCAACCCTGAAACATTAACCGAAGGAAACACCATGTCTAAAATCAATTTCAACCTGAACATTACCATCGATGACTGCGCAAACGTCATCAAGACAATCGGTAATTCAATTACTCCCATCATTGTCTCTGAGCCTGGTTGTGGCAAGTCATCAATCCTGAAGATGCTTGAGGCTGATCTCGGTACTGATGAGTATGACTTCATCTATGTCGACTGTCCTGTTAAAGACATGATGGACGTTGCGGCATCGATCCCCAACCATGCAAGCAAGACTCTTGAGTATTATGTGTCGTCTCTCTTCAAGCTAGGCAACGGCAAGAAGAAAGTCATCATGCTTGACGAGTTCATGAAGTCTCCCAAGCTATTGCAGATTATCTTCACCCGACTCATGCTCGAGCGTAGTGTTGGCGATGAACCCCTGCCCGAGGGTAGCATCGTGTTCGGTACAAGTAACAATGCAAGCGATGGTGTAGGCGACAGCATGTTGGCTCACGTTGGTAATCGTGTGTGTATCTTGCACATGAGCAAGCCCAATGCAGAGTTGTGGAATGTGTGGGCGACTAAGCACAAGGTTGCTAGACCGATTCGTGCATGGGTGGCGATGACTCCCAAGGCCATGCGTAGCTATCTGGACGGTGATGAGAGCGACAACCCATATATATTTAAACCATCATCTCCCGCACGTTCATTCGTGTCGCCTCGTTCATTGGCGAAAGCATCTCCCATTGTGGAAGCTAAGGACATCATCGGTGAACACGCAATGATGGCGGCGTTGGCAGGCACTATCGGTGAAGCGGCGGCTAAGAGTATGTCAGCGTTCATTGCACTCGAAGGTAAGTTGATCTCATTCGCTGATGTGTTGAAAGCACCATCAACCATTAAAGTTCCTGACGATGTGTCAGCGCAAGTCATGATGATGTTCGAGGCGGTCGACGTAGTAGAGACTCAGGATGAGCTGAACAAGTACATGCAGTTCGTTGAGCGTATTCCGTCCTCTGAAGTTCAGTCTGTGTTCTTCACGATGATTATGCGCGGTAAGCCTCGCATTGCGCGATACAACCAAGCGATCAACACTTGGGCATCAAACAACCACAAGTTGATGTGAGGTAATCAATGCTGACCCAATGGGAAAAGTTTGAGCGAGTGGCGTTGCTGATGTCACTCATTGTTTTATTGTTAGACCTTTTTTACTGGAGACCATAATGTTGACTGAAGAAGAACGCGTCAAGAAGGCGCACATTGCCATGATGAAACATCCTGAGACAGCTTTGTATTCAGGTGTGATGATGATGGGTACGACAGCCGTGATCGATGATGCGATAACTGCATACACCGATGGTATCAACAAGCGTTACGGCAGAGCGTTCCTCAAAGCCGTGTGCAAGACAGACCAAGAAGTAGCAGGCTTAGTGCTTCATGAGAATCTGCACATCGTATTGCGTCACATGCTCCACGGCATTGACATGTTCAGAGAAGATCGTCAGCGAGCCAACAAAGCGGCAGACTATGTTGTCAACGACATCATCATGAACATCAAGGACAAGAACCTTGTGAAGCTACCCGAAGGCGGATGCTATGACCCCAAGTACCACAACATGAACATGCGTGAGGTGTACAAGTTATTGGAGGAAGAGGAGTGTGGTGGCGGAGGAAGTGGTGATTCAGGGGATGGTGAATCGCAAGGTGGAGGTGGTGAGTATTCGTTCGATGAGCACGACACCGAGGGCGATGGTAATCCGATGACTCCTGAGAAAGCCAAGGAAGTCGAGGCGCGTATCGACAGAGCGTTGCGTGAAGGCGCGTTGTTAGCGGGTCGCTTAGGTATTGATCTGCCACGAGCAATCACAGACATTCTCAACCCGAAGGTGGACTGGCGTGAGGTGTTACGAGATTTTGTTTCTTCAGCGACGAAGGGCAAGGACGAGTACACATGGCGCAAGTTCAACCGCAGAGTGTTGCCCAATGATTTGTACATCCCAACTGTGGAGAACGAGACTATCGGAGAGATTGTCGTTGCTATCGATACATCGGGTTCGATTGGCGAGAAGGAACTCAATGAGTTCGCCTCGGAACTGGTCTCTATCTGTGAGGTCGTATCGCCCGAAGCTGTGCGCGTTCTGTGGTGGGACACTAAGGTTCATGGCGAGCAACTGTTCAAAGATGATTATCAGAACATCGGAGCAATGCTCAAGCCCTTGGGCGGCGGAGGAACTAAGGTTTCATGCGTGGCTGAATACATCAACAAGAAGCGTGTCAACGCTGAATGTGTATTGGTGTTCACCGACGGTTATGTTGAGAACGATGTTGCGTGGCAGATTTCAGCACCGACATTGTGGATGGTGACAGAGAACGAGAGTTGGCAACCGCCAACAGGTAAGAAAGTTATGGTGAAGGAGTAATCATGGGTTTTTATGACATCAACAGAATTAGTTATGAGTCCTTGGCTAACACAGTCAAGAACAGCAAGCCTTATCGTGGCTCAGGCAATGCGTACCACTTAGGTGACAGGACATATTCATCGCGGCATTTCAGAGCGTTGGAGGATGGTTCATTCAGCATTTGGTATTCGCACCGAGAAATGATTGACAAACTTGAGAAAGGCGATTTGAAAGAGGGATGGTATGTAGGCAAGAAACCATTAGGCATTGTGCGCCCTGACAATTCGTTTGAGTTCACCACAATCAATGGACTGCATCAAGGTGAGAACACTCTCATGTCTGAATTGCTTGGTGTGTACATACATCAGGTGAAGGCTAAGGGCGGCGCGATCATGAGCGTTGGAGGTTTTGAAGACTATCCGATCTTCACAGGATTGCGGTTTGATATTGGAACTAAGAAGCCCCTGACGCAGTTCACAGTTGTTCAGCCTACCCTGAATCGCAAAAGATCAAACGCAATCATGAAGCAGTACAAAGAGTTTTTAGATGTTTATCCGATGTACATCAAGGCAATGAACGACAAGGCGGCAATCGAAGTCATCAAAGATTTACACGATCAGACTGACAAGTTCAATGGTGCAAATTTCAACGCCAAGACATTGAAAGAGACAGTTGATAAGAAACATTATGTAGATGCGGCGTTCATACAGTATCTATTGCATAACCATTGGATTCGTAGCAACTTTAGATACCAACTAGGTGATGGCGGCTCAGGCGAACCAAGGATGCCGCGCGAATGGCAAGAAAGTGTTGAGAGTGTCATCGTTAGACATTTCCGTAAGACTATTTTAGGAGAGATTGACGAAGCGTTTGATTGGGTGGAGTTACCCAAGGGTAAGTTATGTGCATCTTCATGGGATCACAAAATCGTTTCACCTACTGGTGAAGAATTTAAACAACTGTAAGGAGAGAGTTATGAACATAGCAACAGACAAAGTCGACCAAGACAAACTGACTGAACTGTTTACCAACAAGCCGAACCTCAAGAAGTTTGTGTATGAGTTCTGCACGGCGTTCAATGTGAAGGTCGACAGAGTTAAGAACAGCGGAGCGTTGCGCGTAGTAACGCCCAATGGATTGGATGGCGGTGAGTTGTCTACAAATACTAACTCACGCGACAGAAGTGAGACAGTCTACATCTACGAGAATCAGTATCTTGTTAAAAAAGAGAAGTCGAGTTCAAACTCCAGCAGAAGTGAGCGTGACTCTAATAAGATTGCAACACTCATTAGAACGCTGAAGAAGAACAACGAGTTTCCTAGCGATGAGAGTATGACTAAGGCTTACGCAGAAGAAGTCATTACTGCGATTCATCCAGTCAAAGATTCGGCTAGATATGGCGCACCTAAAATAGAAGTGAATGTTGATATTGTAAAAATGTTGGTAGAAAGCCAATTAGGTGTTGACACTATTTCAATACAGCAGTACGCTAGCGATCTCAAAGATTCGTACAGTAAATATTTAGTCAAAATGAAAACATACAATGAGTCAGCAGACGACCATAAAAGATTCTGCAAGGGCTTCAAACTCATAGGCATTGACTACGAGAACTACTATGAAAACGATGGTACTCTCCCAGTCAAGTATCTTGTCGGTGAGGGCGTGGTTGATAACACTAACAACCGCGAGAAGGTACTCATTCAGGGTAGCCTGAAACGCTATTCAACTCTTAAAGATATACCCGAAGTCGCAGTTGATGCGATGATGATCGCTACCTACATGCAAGGTAAGTCTACCGAAAGAATCTACTCCAACAGAAACGAGTTGTTCATAGGTAAGATTGACAGATTCTTACCTGAACTCGACATCAGCGCGGGCTATCGCAACAACATCGTGTGGGTGGTCATTCCCAAAGAGCCCAAGTAATGTACAGCGAACTTGAATACGTTACGCAATATATGCGCTCACTACACGACGCTAAGAAGTGGCCTTCCATGCCATACAAGACCCCTGATATGTGGCGCGTTCCTGTATACAGAGAAGACGACGGTTATGCAGTTGTTGTGCAACCTGACAGAGTGCGGTACTTCACCGAAGAAACATTACCTGACTTCATGAAGGCTTCACTTGCAATGATTCACGCATTTCCGCCGCCTAAGAAAGAACTATATCAAGTCTCGGTCACGGATTCGTTTATCAATTACCACAACCCAAAGCTCGACGATGTGGGGTGGATGGTGTGCAAAGATTTGTACATCGTAGTCATGCACTATTCGCAGCTTGGTGAGATTGGCTACAACAAGGAGAAGTCTACATGGCAGATACACCTGAACGCAAAGTAAAGAAGAAAGTCCTCATGGAACTGGCTTCTATCGGGGCTTACTACACCATGCCCGTAACGAGTGGATTTGGTAATTCAGGAGTGCCTGACATTCTATGTTGCTACAACGGATGGTTCATTGGCATAGAGTGCAAAGCGAACGGCGGTAAGCCAACGAAATTACAGCAGTCTCACTTAGATGAGATTGAGATGCGGGGCGGCTTGTCGTTCATCGTTGATGAACACAATGTCGGGATTATCAAACAACTCATATTGGACAACGCAAAATGAAAGAACTTAAATATCTCTCAAGAGCATTACCCACACGCATGTGTACAGACCCGAAGTTTAAATTTAAGAACGCCTCACAAACCGATGTGCGCCGTACATGGCGCAAAGCGAGATTACTCATGCGATTAGCAAAAGGAAACCCCTATGAAAGCCTTACTTGAATTTGCGTACCCTGAAGATGGACTGAAATTACAGCATGCGTTGAAGGCTAACGAGTACTACGAGGCATTATGCGACATAGACAACATACTAGCGATGCCTTACACGAAGGCGGAAGCCTACACAAAGATCAGAACAGTAATACTAGAAGTGTTGGAGGGTACATGACATGGCCCTTCCCCCCATTCCCAAACCCCAAGAACAAGAACGACAAGCGAGAGCCGAAGTTCAACCCCGACAACTACGAGGACGCACCGAGATGACACAAGATGAAATCATTGAGATGGCTAGACAGGCGGGTGGCATAGACATCACAAACACACGGGCAGGAAACTTTACTGCTTGGATTGGCACAGGAACTCCTGAGTTCCTTGAACGCTTTGCCAAGCTAGTAGCACAGCATGAGCGTGAGGCGTGTGCATGGGTGTGTGATTCGCTTGAGGAGCAGTGCGAAAAACTTCTTGTACCCGACGAAAAATGGCCGACACCATCTGACTGCGCCAACATCATCCGAGCAAGGGGACAAGCATGACACAAGATGACGATGACATTCAAGACTACGTTCGCCCTTGGGTGGGTCTGACGGATGCGGAAAGGCTTGAAGCTTTGCGATCTGTTGATGTTGTTACTGCGGTCAGCTTGTTAATGAGCCAGTATGAGATGCCTCCAACATTTAAAGTTTATGCCGAAGCGATTGAAGCCAAGCTGAAGGAGAAGAACCATGGATAAACCAATAGCATGGTACGACCCAAGCAACGGCATGGTAAGTACAGACAAAGACAGCCCTTTGTTTACACCATTGGGTCAGGTATGGGGTTTGTATCCAAAGCAAGAGTGGGTAGGTCTGACACAAGAAGAAATTGAAAATTCGTATGTTCCTAACTATCAAGAACAAACTCGAGCCATTGAAGCCAAACTCAAGGAGAAGAACACTTGAGCAAATCCAAAACACCTGAACCACTGTACAGGCAGATTATTCCTGAAGAAGATCGAGGCAAGACAGTGGTCAGCAAGTACTACAGAGTTAGTCAGAACAGGGATGGGTTGGGCGTGGGTTTGCACCCGTACCTTGTCGAGTGCAACTTACGAATCGACTTTGGCTTGGATGGTGGCATCTACAAGGTTGAATGGAGCAACAAAGTTTTAGGAGAAAGAAAATGATTCACACAGACGAAGACGATGAGTTCGAGCGCATTGCACATGAAGCTGAGATGAAGAAGGGGCAACCCTACCACTACGACGTTTTTGTGTCGCCATCACAGCGCAATACAGTCTTAGAAGAAGTGGCTAAGGAGTTTGACGCAATGAAACCATTTGGTGATACCGCCGCAAGCTTTGCGGCATTTGTAAGGGGTATGAAGAAATGACAGTACTTAACCCATGGGAAGAGTTAGCGCAAGTTGACCGCCCAAGTATTTTCTTGACAGACCCGTACTTTCGTGCGCGTAACCCAAGCAATCAAATCAAAAGCAAGGAGGATCTAGGATACAAACAATTCGGCACATTTACACGAGCAAAGGAGAGACAACCAAACAAGCATGAAGGAACACTAGAACATGCCAAGACCAAAACCCCCCGCCCCCCTAAAGGCACGATACGTACGTTTGTCCGATAGAGAGTGGCTGATATTTAAACAACTAGGTGGCGCTGAATGGCTAAGAGAAACCTTAGACAAAAAAGCACCAATGCCCAAACAATACTACGACAATTTTTTACAACCAACCAAGGAAATAAAATGACATTTCATGCAAAAAGCAAAGCCCAAGAGATTCGTTCTTATGTTGCGGCTAACCCCAACGCTAAACCTAAAGACGTTGCCAAAGCAATCGGTACTGGAATTCAGTATGTGTACGCAGTCTTGTGGACTGCTAAGAAGAAAGCCAAGGTCAAGAAGCCAAGTCTCCCACGCGAAGTGATGACATTAAAACAAATCAAAGAAGCAACCGCTCGTGTACAAGAGTTTATTAAGCAAGATTTACCGCCGATGCCGTCAACTCAAATAGAAATGTTTGAGCCAGCGAGTGACCCCGTCAATCACCCTGAGCACTACAAGGTAGGCGGTATTGAGACCATTGACTTTATTGAAGCCAAGAAGCTGAACTACAACATCGGTAATGTGGTGAAGTATCTTACAAGAGCTGACCACAAGGGCAACCGCAAGCAAGACCTTGAGAAGGCATTGTGGTATCTGACACGCGAAATCAATTCACTCAAGTGAGTCGATGATGCTTGAAGGAATCAAGATACTAGGGGAACGTATAGTCAACATGCCTGAACTGTACGACCCGAATGAGAACAGAGTGACGGAAGTCAAAATGACTGATCCTGAAATTCCTCTTTCTCACCAAGTAGATCAGCTTATTCAGCTTGTTTGTGAGAACCGTGATGGAATCTTTACTGATGAGGAAATTAAACACATCAAAGACTCCATTACTGAGTGCAGGCGCAGAGTGTTTAACTCTTGGGTGGTGGGCATCATCGCAGACCAAGACTTAATTCTGCCAAGAACTCGTGAGCAAATGAAAGCTGAGATAGAGCGCGAGGAAGAAGAACGCAAGTGGCGCATGGAGAAAGAGAAAGAAAAACGCCAAATGGAAAGAGAACGACAACTTGCTATGGAGCAAATACAACAACGTATGAAGCAAGATGAAATGCTACGTGGTGGCAGAGGTATCGCTAATAACAATTTAACAGGATTTATTTAATGAGCCTTATAACCATCGACTTTGAGACCTACTACACCAACACTGGACTGGGTTTCTCCAAGCAAACAACAGAAGAGTACATCCGCGACCCGAAGTTTGAGGTCATAGGTGTTGCTGTTCAGATAGATGCTGGCGATCCAGTTTGGTATTCAGGCGACCGTGAAACGCTACGCAAGTGGCTTGGGCAATTTGACTGGAAGAATAGCATGGTCATTGCTCACAACATGCTGTTTGACGGCGCGATTCTGAAGTGGCACTTTGGTATCACACCGATGGGGTATCTCGATACTCTGTCCATGGCGAGAGCCATTCATGGTGTTGAAGTCGGTGGTTCACTGGCCAAACTAGCGTTGCGCTACCAAATAGGAGAGAAAGGTACGGAAGTTAACGACGCAGTTAACAAACGCCGTGTCGACTTCACACCCGAGGACTTGGCGCAATATGGTCGTTATTGTGAGAATGATGTCAAGCTGACCTACGAGTTGTTTGTACGCATGGCGCAAGGCTTTCCGATGGAGGAGTTAAAGCTCATCGACATGACCTTGCGTATGTATATCCATCCGATGCTGTGTATCAATCAGGATACATTGAAGGAACGTCTCGACGGATTACAGAAAGAGAAATCAGAATTACTTTCTTCACTGATGGTAAAGCTCGAGTGTGAGACTGAGGAAGACGTTCGCAAGAATTTATCTAGCAACAGCAAGTTTGCAAAGATACTGCAAGACTTAGGCATTGAAGTGCCGATGAAGGTCAGCCCAACTACCGGCAAGCAGATGCCAGCACTCGCTAAGAAAGACGAAGGGTTCATTGCCCTGTCTGAGAGTGAAGATACTTTTATACAACACTTGTGCGCTGTGCGCCTTGGAACGAAGTCAACGCTTGAAGAGAAACGCATCGAGCGTTTCATGAAGATTGGCGAACGCAATAAGGGAATGATTCCCATCCCCCTGAAATACTATGGGGCACACACCGGTAGATGGTCGGGTACTGACAAGATTAACTTTCAGAACTTACCGAGCCGTGACCCAAAGAAAAAGGCTTTGAAGAAAGCCATTGTGCCGCCCGAAGGCTATGTCGTAATCAACTGTGACTCATCGCAGATTGAAGCGCGGGTGCTACCTTGGCTTGCGGGTCAAGATGACATCGTTAAACTGTTTGCTGATGGAGAAGATGTTTACTCCGTCTTTGCGTCTGCTGTGTACGAGCGACCCATCACCAAGAAGAATCCTGTGGAACGGTTTGTGGGTAAGACCTGTATTCTGGGCCTTGGCTATGGCACTGGGGCTTTAAAGTTACAACACACACTAGCTACCACGCCTCCCGGTGTAAAGCTAACCGAGGACGAGTGCAAAGGACTCGTGACCAAGTACCGTCAACTCAACGACAAGATCATTGATCTGTGGGCTGAGGGTGATCAGATGCTTGATGAGATGATGAACTCAAAGATCACCGAGCCACGAACATTCGGTAAACACAACTGCGTGTTCTACGACAACGAAGGGCTGATACTGCCTAACGGTTTTCGTATCCGATACCCCAACTTGCGCCGCGAGTACGAGGACGGCAAGTCCAAAGTAATGTACGATTCACGCAAGGGTAAGGTTTCTATTTGGGGCGGTGCGGTGGTTGAGAACGTGGTTCAAGCTCTAGCAAGGATCGTCGTGGGCACTCAGATGGCTGAGATCAACGAGAAGTATCGCGTTGCGCTAACCGTGCATGACGCCGCTGTTAATGTTGTTCCAGCGGATGAGGCTGACGAGGCCGTGGCCTTCATAACTGGCATCATGTCTAAAGCCCCCGAGTGGGCAACCGGACTTCCTGTCGCGTGTGAGGCCGGCGTTGGTGAAACCTACGGAGACTGCTAATGCTTAATAAACACGAACTTTGGGCGCGGGCAAACGGTATCAACATCCAATCACTCCGACTTCCCATACAACAAACTCCCGCACAATACCAAGCTGAACAGAAGCGCAAGCAACAGCTGTTTGCGGCTGACTACGCTACCGAGAAGGCGGCTTCCAAGTTAGTGAGCGAACTGCTCGACGAGAAGGGGTGGAGCTATGAGAAAGAAGTTAAAACAACAAGCGGTAAGGCAATCGACTTTGTTGTGACTGCGTACCACGAGGACCGTGAGATCAAGTTTGGTATAGAAGTTAAACGGCAGATGTCACCCCATTACCCCAACGGTCTCGCCGCAACAACCCTTGCAGATCATTTGGAGCAAGCGGCGGCTTATGCGCGTGATCTCAACATGCCTGTATTCATAGGGCCAGTCCAAACAAGCAAGTCGCCAAGTAGCATGTACACGGGCGGTAAGACTGTTGACTCAGTATGCGCTTTAAATATCTTTGGTGGTCGTATGAATGTAGGCACGTTTGTTGTTGGCAACACTTGGCATGGCGACAAGTTCTTCATGATCTTGCGTGGCGCATCCTTTTACGAGAACGGGTTCAACCCTAAGCGCTTAAATATGGTAACTTCTACTGGTTCTAAAAAGGAGCGCACAGATATATGAAAGCCAGTGAAATTAAGTGGTCGTACTCCGGCCTCAAGGACTTTGCAAATTGTCCGAAGCAGTACCATGAAGTTAAGGTCTTAAAAAATTTTAAGAAAGAAGCTACAAAGCAAATGTTATACGGCACAGAGGTTCACTCTGCGCTGGAGAACTACGTCAAAGACGGTACACCCCTAGCCAAAAACTATGAGCGGTTCAAATCCCAACTCGATCCCCTACGGGAGATGGAAGGGGTTAAGTATCCTGAACATGAAATGGCTCTGACTTACGATAAGAAGCCTTGCGCGTTCGATGCACCTGACTACTGGGTGCGGGGCATCGCTGACTTGCTGGTCGTGCGGGATGATGTTGGTTTTATTGTTGATTACAAGACCGGCAGTAACCGCTACCCTGACCCCAAGCAGTTGCAGTTAATGGCTCTTATGGCATTTGCGCACTTCCCGCAGCTGCAACAGATTAACGCTGGCCTGTTATTTGTTGCACACAATCACTTTGTAACTTCCGAGTATTCGAGAGACAATATGGACTCGCTGTGGGAGGATTTTTACTGGAATCTTGAGCGCTTGCGCTTGTCCCATGAGAATAATTCTTGGCAGGCTAACCCTACGCCCTTGTGCGGATGGTGTCCAGTAAAGACTTGTCAATTCCACAAGGGGTAATCATGCCTTATGTAAACAAACCTAGACCGTACAAAAAAGAGTACGAACAACAGAAGGCTCGAGGTGAGCACGAACGCCGTATGGAACGCCAGCGTGGACGCCGTTCAATCGACAAAACCGGCACTGATGCCAATGGGAATGGCAAGGCAGACCGCCGAGAGGGTAAGGATGTAGCGCACGTTCGCGCCCTAGATAAAGGCGGCTCAAATAAGGATGGCCTACGCATCCAAAGCGTTGCTAAAAATCGCTCGTTCCGGCGCGATTCAAAGGGTAATTTGGTCTCAGAGACCAGCAAAAAAGAACGCTCTAGGTGAAAATACCTACGATTCCAACAAAAAAATTACTTGACTTATAGAGTTTTGGCCTCATAATTAAGTCAATCAGGTTCAGTCGTTAGGCGTGAGTGGACTGATGAGGGTTTTGTTGCAGTTGCTCGCTTGTTTTACCCTCATAAACCGCGTCAGTTAGTCGGTGGGAACTCTCCTTTGGACATACTTTCGCCCACGACAGGACTAACCGGATGGGGGGCCGTGCCCCCCGTTCGTAACACCAATTTAGTTTGAAAGGCAGTATGAATATAGTTGACGACACCGCACTGCGGTTCCATTGCTCTCATGATGTGGCTAAGCAAATTACCACGTACATCGACAAGAGTGAATTAATTGGAGCCGAAGGTGGACACTCAGAGGTGCTGATGTACTGGGGCATCAACGAGGTGCAAAAGCTCGTTCGCTTACTGCCTGACTCTAATAAGATTCCATCTCCCATTGAGCGTGACTATCAATGGCCCGGAATGTTTACGCCATTCGATCACCAACGCGATACCGCACGGTTCTTGACACTACATCGCCGCGCTTTCTGTTTTAACGAAGCTGGTACAGGCAAGACTTCTGCCGCAATTTGGGCGGCTGATTATCTAATGAATCACGGGCTGGTGAAACGTGTGTTGGTTGTCTGCCCCTTGTCCATCATGCAGAGCGCATGGCAAGCTGATTTGTTTAAAACTGTGATGCACCGCACATGTGGCGTAGCGCACGGATCAAAGCGCAAGAAAGTTATCAACGGTGGTTACGAGTTTGTAATCATCAATTACGATGGTGTTAACGCAGAGCGCGAAACAATCATGGATGGTGGTTTTGATCTCATCATTGTTGACGAAGCTAATGCCTACAAGAACCCAAGCACCGTCCGTTGGAAAAATCTTGCCAAGATAATTCGTCCCGACACGTATTTGTGGATGATGACCGGCACTCCCGCTTCTCAGTCACCCGAGGATGCGTTTGGTCTAGCCAAGTTGGTCAACCCCAATAACATTCCTAAGTACAAGACTGCATGGAAAGATGCGGTCATGCAACAGATTACTCGCTTTAAGTGGATACCCAAGCCCCACGCCAAGGGTCTTGTATTCAACGCCTTACAACCCGCGATCCGGTACGAGAAAGCCCAGTGCCTTGATCTGCCTGACCTGATGTATCAGACACGCGAAGTGCCACTCAGTGCTCAAGCCACTAGCTACTACAAAGAGTTGCGCAAGGAAATGCAGATCGAAGCGGCTGGCGAAACAATCAGTACAGTTAATGCGGCGGCGGCTCTCACGAAGCTCTTGCAGTTGTCAGGCGGCGCTGTGTACACCGATGACCACAACGTCATTGAGTTTGATGTTTCACCACGCTTGAACGTGCTTGGCGAAGTGATTGATGAAGCATCGCACAAAGTCATCGTGTTCATTCCATACAAGCACACGATCAAAGTGGTTCAGGACTACCTGACAAAGAACAATATAACGACTGAGATTATTTCAGGTGATGTGACTGCGTCTAACCGCGCCGCCATATTCAACAAGTTCCAAACAACCGACACACCACGGGTGTTGTTGATTCAACCACAAGCGGCATCGCATGGCGTAACGCTGACTGCGGCAGACACGATTGTGTTTTGGTCGCCTGTGATGTCCGTAGAAACTTATCTGCAATGCGTTGCGCGTATCGACCGTGTTGGACAGAAAAACAAAATGACTGTGATTCACCTTCAAGGGTCTGAGGTGGAGAAGCGTATGTACACAATGCTACAAGGCAAAGTAGACATGCACACTCAGTTGGTAGACCTGTACAAAGAGGAAATAGGAGAGTCTGTATGACAATAAATAATACAGAAGAGTTGGTGTCTGACTACCTTGAGATTCGCAGGATGCGCGAATCATTAAAGGCCAACTATGAGTCTCAAGACGAAGAACTGAAAGACGCTATGGATGCGATTAAAGAAGCGCTTTTGGCTATTTGCAACGAGAACAACCAAAACGGTTTCAAGACAGACAGCGGTACTGTCACGAGACAAGTTAAGGAAAGATATTTTTGCACTGACTGGGACAACTTCAGGAAGTTTGTCGAGAACGAAGGCTCGATTGATTTGCTTGAACGCCGTATCCATCAGCGCAACTTCAAAGAATTTATGTCCGAGCGGGTAGGAGATGGATTGCCGCCCGGAGTAAATGCCTTACGTGAGTATGACATTGTTGTACGCAAGGCTTCTTCAACCAGTGAAACTTTAGTTTAATTTAATTAGGAAACATCATGAGTAACGAACTCGCAAACATTTTTCAAAACGCCGGTGGTTTAATGGAATTGGGCCTCGATGAGGACACACTTGCCGTAGCCGGTAATGCCACAAAAGGCAACAAGCGCATTTCTATCGAGGGTCGCGTATTCCGCAAGATCGTTGGTGGTAAAGAGCAGAGCGTCAATACAGACAACTCTATGAATGTCATCATCGTTAAGATGGCCCATGACGCATCGCGTACCTTCTATAACTCTACCTACAAAAAGGGTGTGAAGTTAGCCCCTGCTTGCTGGTCAAATGACTCGAAGACCCCTGACCCCGAGGTTAAATCTCCTTGTGCGCCGACTTGCGCTGAGTGCCCCAACTCAGTCAAGGGTTCAGGTCAAGGCGGTCAAGGCACTGCTTGCCGACTCTCATGGAGAGCCGCTGTTGTATTGCCTAACGATCCCGAGGGAGATGTGTATCAGTTGGTGTTGCCAGCTACTTCAGCGTTCGGCAAAGAAGAAGGCGGCAAGTGGCCCTTCCGTCCGTACATTCAGATGCTTGCTAACAACAATGTGTCTGCTGGTCGTGTCGTAACTAAGATGCAGTTTGACATTAACTTCCCAGTGCCACGCTTGTTGTTTTCTCCAACGTCTGCTGTACCTAATGAAATACGCGATGTAATCGTTCAGCAAGGCAAGACTCCAGCCGCAGAGAACGCAGTCAAGTTGTCTGTGTTTAAAACTGATGGTGTTGATGAAGTTGAAGCCCCTGCTCAACCAGCCGCTTTTGCTGAGCCTGTTCCTGAGCCAGTGAAACGCGCGTCTGCTCCTAAAGCATCTACTGAAGCTCCAGAAGATGTTAGCGACATCGTTAAAAAGTGGTCTAAGAAATAATGGCCCGCACATACAGCCCCGAACTACTAAGCATTGTTGATACAACTGAAGGGGACAATGTAGGCATCACGCTGGCGAAGGCGTGTATTGAAGCCAACTTGCCTGCCGCATACGCATCAGCAATTCTCGGTGTATCACGTATGGGTATCCATGCGTGGTTTCGGGGCGGGTATGTACGTAGTGGTCGTCGTGAAAAAATCAGGTTGTTTCTGCAACTTCTAAAGGAGGATACCGAAGCGGGACTCTTGCCAGCCAAGAATCTCAAAGAAGCCCGTACATACACTGAGAACATCCTCGGTCGCGCAGTTACGGAAGTTTCTAAAAAGTCGGGTTAACAGCCCATATTGTTTACAGGCGAGGCCGGTCCTCGCCTTTATTGTCTCTGCGATTATGAACGAACAATTTTTTGATAAGGTATTGCCAACGCAGGGCAACATTTGTGTAGTCGGAATCAAGGGTGACTCAGTGCGCCCCAAATTCTCTGAGTACCTTAGTGAAGCGATTGACTTCATGAAGGACTTTGATGCTGGTGACTTCAACACATTTTTTGCGCTTGGGACATTTGAGGGGTATCAACGTAGGGCTAGTGCGTGTATTTTTATGCGCTCGTTCTTTGTTGACCTAGACTGCGGCCCTGATAAGCCGTATGCGGCGTGGGAAGACGGACTGATAGCATTGCACAAGTTTCTGTCCGATACTGAACTGCCGCAACCAATCATCGTAAACTCCGGTAACGGCATCCATGCTTACTGGCCTTTTACTGCTGATGTACCTACGGACATTTGGAAACCGTACGCTGAAAAGTTTAAACAGTATTGTTTAGACAACGGCCTCATGATTGATGAGGTAGTTACGGCAGATGCCGCAAGGATTCTTAGAGTCCCCGGCAGTCGCAATCTAAAACGCGCTCCGTTACCGGTTGAAGTCATACAGGACGGTGAGCCTACAGACTTTCAAGACTGGGAAAGCCTGCTTGGTAAAGTTGAAAAAGCATTTGACTTGAGCCAAGTTGAAAAGGGTCTTGATGATGAGACTCAAGCGCTGTTCGACAAGATGAACGGCAATTATGAATACGTCTTCCAAAAGCTCGCGGAGGATAGCTTAGAAGGAGTAGGCTGTGGACAAATTAAATACATTCTCGAAAACGCGGCTAGTTGTCCAGAGCCGTTGTGGTACGCTGGACTATCTGTCGCCTCAAGGTGTGTTGATGGCGACACTGCCATACATCTCATGTCAGAAGACCACCCCGACTATTCGCGGGACGAAACTGAACGAAAAGCAGAGCAGTCAAGAAGTGAAGCGGCTTGGGCACACAGTTGCGACGCCTTTGAACGTGAGAACAGGGCTGGATGCGTTGGATGCCCACACAAAGGAAAACTCGGAAAGTCAGGGCCTATTGCACTTGCCCGATCTATCAAACTCGCAGTTGAATATACCGAGTCCTCTGACGGAACTCCTGACGATGAAGGAGGCGAAGCCGAAGATGAAGCGGAGCCAACTGGGGCCAAAAAGGATCCCAAGAACCTCTTAGTCTTTCCTGAGTTTCTTAAGCCATTCTTTCGCCCAATCAACGGCGGTGTGTACTTTCAACCAGCGCCACGAATAAACAAGGATGGCAAGAAAGTCCAAGACCCACCCGAGATGCTGACACCAAATGATGTGTATCCCATTCAGCGACTGTTCAGCCCCCACGATGGCGAGTGCTTAGTCATTCGCTTGCACTTACCACGAGATGCGTCTCGTGAATTTATGTTACCGCTGAAAGACATCGGCGCATTAGACAAACTCAAGGCAACCCTGCTATCTAACGGCGTTGCATTTGAACCCGCGCTCGCTCCCAAGTTTGCGAGCTATCTAATGAAGTGGACAAGTTATTTAATCAATACACAAAAGGCAGACATCATGCGAATCCAACAAGGCTGGACAGAAGATCACGAATCATTTGTTATCGGTACAAGCGAAGTATTTAAAGACGAGATCAGGCACTGCCCTCCGTCTCCCATGTCTAAGAACATTGTGCGCTATGTCAAGAAAAGCGGTACGTTTGAAGGCTGGCTTACGGCGGCTCGTATGCTCAACGACCCGGGCTATGAGTTTCATGCGTTCACGCTACTGTGCGGATTTGCTACACCCTTGATGGAGTTCTCCAACGTCAACGGTATTGTGCTTTCCTTGCATGGTGAGTCTGGCGTTGGTAAGACAGGCGCTTTGTATTCTGCAATGAGTATCTGGGGATCACCTGAAAGCTTGACTGTTAACGATGCAACACCCAATGCGCTAACACAGCGCATGATTACCTCTAAGAATATTACGTTTGGTCTTGATGAGCAGACTAACTTGGACGGCAAAGTAGCATCTGATGTGGTCTACAAAACTTCCGCTGGTCGCCCAAAGATTAGACTTCAGGCGTCATCCAACCAAGAACGTGAGTCAGAGTTCATCACCCGATTGATTGCGATTATTACAACAAACAACTCACTGATCGATATTATTTCAACCTACAAGGCAAACACCAGCGCCGAAGAAATGCGTGTACTTGAGCCATACATGACTAGGCCAAATGTTCAGGGGTATGAACTGACACTTGAGCGCGGCAAAGACATGTTTGATGCCTATCACTACCACTACGGCCATGCCGGTATACCCTATGTGCAAGAACTGTTGAAAGTTGGCAAGAAAGAGTTGACTCGTAGGATCCACATTGAGTACATGAATGTAGCGGACAAGTATTCAAAGAGTGGTGAGTATCGCTACATTGCCAGTTTGATTGCCAACGTCTACACCGCTGAGCGCATCCTGCGTGAACTGGGCTGGTTTGAGTTTGACATGGTTCGTATCATGAACGTAGTTGGCGGAGCGTTCAACGACATCATCAATGGTAAGCGCAAAGCTGACTCCAATACCCGCGAAGATGTTTTAGGTGACTTCATCAATAAGAACATTCAGAACATGCTGGTCGTGAACAACGGCAAGGTATCCACAGCACCTCGTGGCCCTCTGTACATCAGGGCTGAAGTTGAAGAAAGCACAATCTTTGTATCTACTTCTGCGCTCAAAGCGTATCTGCATGAGATCAAACTGGGTATCAAGGAGTTTGAGACTAAGCTAACAGATGCCGGTGTACTGAAAGGCAAGTTGCGCAAACAGATGGCGGCTGGATGGTCTGACGCAGTTGGCAGTACAAACGTACAAGCCTATGCTTTTGAAACTGATCTGACTCACTTGATTAAAGATGAGCAAGAAACCACCGAGTGAAGCGGCCCCACTCGACGAACCCGAGTGGCTTTTCCCCTACGAGTACATGCTTGTGGGGGAGAGTTTCTTTATCCCAACTATGCGCCCCGCATATATGGGCTACATCATAGACACAACGTCTAAAAAAGTTGGAATAAAGATGAAGACTTTCACTTGCACCGAGAACGGCGTCCTCGGTGTTCGTTCTTGGCGCATGGGTTAGGGTTCAACACCCATCATCTCAAAGTCTTCAATGATTCCACGCTTAACTAAGTTTTGGAACTTAACAACATTCTTAACAGCTTCCGTCCGTTCCTTGGGAGTCAGGCCCGGCATACGGCGGTAGATGTTTGCCTCTTCCCGCAACTTCTTCAAGTCTTGGTTGATTACTTTGTTGTAATGCTCAACTATGTACTCGTCCATGGGATTCTTCTCAACGTATCGAGCGTACGCTTCTGGGTTTGAATCCTTGAACATGTTGAGCTTTTGTTGCTTAGTCAAGATTTGTTTCTCAACCTCTGAGAACTGCCGTGCGTCAAAGTTTGACGGTGCGCCAAAAAAGCTATCAAAGAACACGGTGTCAGTCTTAGGATTAAATGCCTTCTCACCAGCCGCAAGCAAACCGTAGTTGTATCCAGTCTGCGCCAAACGCATCAGTCCATCGCCATAGTTATTGGCAAAGAAGTACATCGTGTTAGGACTCCAGTCCACTTTACCGTCCGTGATTTCAGCCAGAGTACGTGCGGCAGACTTATACAACTCAGGGATGTTGTCGCCACCTGTGTAGGCATCTCCGTAGCGTGACTGACGGTTGTTATAAATCTCACGACCTAGACCGTCAATGTTCATCACCCACTCAAGGAACGGACGCGCAACGGAAGGTGTAGCAGAGTCCATCGCCCATGCTGGGAAGTTGTCTATTGGACTAATGCGCGAAACCGGCAGCGGCAAGAACGAATCCAAACCTGTCACAACAATGTTGCTAAGCGCAGTCTTAACAGATGAGTTGCCTGTAGCCAACGCCGCGATTTGTCCACCAGCAGATGCAAATGCGCCAAGTCCAAAGCCCCAAGGGATCTGGATGGGTGTATCCATGCCGGGAATATGGAAGCGAGCGTAACGTGACCAGCGGTTTGCGTCATCAGTAGCAGTGCGGTTGCGGCCTAAATCATCATCGTCAGACAATGCCATAGACATCAAATAGATTGCACTACCCATACCAAGCAAGCCCAAGGTCATTGCGGTAGCGGCCTTCTTCTGGTCGTTGTACTTCTTCAAGAATTCAGCGCTAGCTACTTTATCTTTCTGAATGTACTCAGGCAGTTCTTTCAACGCATCTTTTGGGTCGCGTAGCATTGGGCCTAATGTTTCAATAGCCCTAACAGCACCAGTAGCGGCTGGACGGAAGAACATGAACGCCGCACCAGCGGCACGGCCCCACTCACCAACTTGTTCAAAGTTAGCAAGACCTTTAGCATAACCAGCAGCTTTGACTTGCGCATCGGCGGGGGAAAGATTTTCTGCCAGTGCTTGAGATTTGGCAATACGATACGCCGCAGTGCGGCTTGCCAATTCAAACATGTCGGTGTAAATGTCAACAAACTTGTCGATCTGATCCTTGGTCTTTAGGATGCCTGTGCGGTCAAGCGACTTCTGTAACTCTTTAAACTGACCCTTAGAAGAAAGACCAGCAAGATACGATACTTTGCCGCCCTGCTCGATGAACTCAAGCATGTCACGTACATAGTCACTCTTCTTTGCCATTGCTCTAATTTGGTCAAACTTACCAGCTTCATACAGCGCGGCAACTTTAGCGGCGCGGAACAAACCACCATTTGCTACATTTGTAGCGATAGCGCCGATGTATTGCGCGGAAGCTTTTGGACCCATCTCAACACCAATTGAGTATGCGTTGGTCAGAGCATCGCGGAAGAAGTTAACTGGCGCGAACGCTATGTTGTAACGAGTATGCATCTGACCAACAGTGCTAGTAACGTGGTTCAGCATGTCAATGATTGGTTGAGACTGCTCGTAAGTGCGGCGGATAGCGTTGCGTTGCGCCTTGTCATAGATCTCGATTACATCAATACTGCCATCTTTGTTGTAATGGAAGATGACGTTTTCTTTTTTCTCTTCGCCAATGTTTAAGTCTTTGTAGCGATCTGCAAATGGAATTGTTTTAGCGATCCTACCTTTAAGTAGTTGATTACCGTCTTTGTCTTTGGCTACGGCGTTCTTGATAGCAAGTGTTACGTCTCTACGGCCAGCACGCATAGCGGCACGCGTTGCATCAGTCAACGATTGGACGATAGAGTTATCGGAGTCAGTCTCACGACCTTCAAAAGAGTTTTGACCCTCTTGCATTTCACGGCCTAGACGGTTGCTATTGAAGTCAAGCATCGCATCAGCTTCATTGGTGTACTTTTCTTTACCAGCAAAAGGTACGTAGTTCTTCCAGCCGTAAAAGTCCACAATACTTTGCACGGGCGCTGACCAGTAGTTAGCTTCTTTGTTCAGCTCTTTTGTGGCGTCTTGCAGTTTGCGCATGGCGGCAATGACTTTGTCCACTTCTTTCCTGTTAGGATCACCCTCATAAGACTTAATGAAGTTCTTGATAGAGTTTGGTGTGTAGCCACCAATGACGTTGTACTCCTCATTGTCACGTTCAATAGACTTAGAACCGTTGGGGCTTGAGCCAGTTGGATCTTTATACTTAGCCACAACATTATTAAGCGCATTGCGAGCGGTCTCAATCTGTGTCTTGTTCAATGTGCCAGACAACACTTCATCCATGATGCGCTCACGGAACCCGGCGGGGCTTAAGATTTCATTACCAATCTTAAGAATCTTGTCATCCTTAAGCGGTACATTGAGCATGTACTTCACGTCACGACGTTCACCTTCGTGCAGACCCATCAGGTATACATGTAAACGCTCGGTCGCTTCTTTGGTAGTCAAACCTGAAGCTTTAGCATACGCACCAATAGCACTCTGCATATCACTTGCTGGAGTATTTACTCTGGTTAAGTACAAGTCTTTGGCGCGTGAAGCAGCTAAGGCAATCTGTGTATAGATGTTGTTTAGTTTGCTACCGCTATAAATAATTTTACCGGCACGGGTCAAACCATCTTCCCAGCTCTTAATTGCATAACGAGCATTTTGGAATTTAGTCACCAAGTTCATACCGCCTTGGCGCGTTGTAAACAATCTGCGCACCGCATTGATACCGCTTGTCTCAGGCAGTTCATTACGCTTAATTGCTTCTTCAGTTGTTACATCAACTTTACCTTCAGCTTTTTGTGTAGTTGGAGCGGCTTTAGGAGCGGGAAGCGGTGCGCGTTCAATCCCGCCCTCTGGCACTTCAATAATACTTTCAAATGCGGTGAAGGCTTCGGACAGTAAGTTTGCTTTACCAAACGCGCCAGATTTTGTAAACAGATTCTTTAAATTAAGAATCTCAATAACATTCTCTATAAACCTAGAGAGCGCACTGCGGTCTGGGGTAAGTGTGTACTCAAGTCCTGTGGCTGGATATTTTTTCAGCGCATCCTGAAACTCTGGGTTAGAAATCGCTTCACTAACAAACTCAAAAATGTTTTTGTACGCATTGGGGAACAACTCGGCAAGATCACTTGCCGTAAGTGCCATGATGTCATCAAGCTGGTTAGCCGCATCAATCTGCTCAGGCGTCAGGTTAGCAATATCGTTATTAGATACTCTATCAAGAATTTTTATTGTTGCGGCATGAACAAGCTCATGCAGTAGTGTAGTGGCTGTTGCGCCTTCTGGTGTCACTAAGATAGTGTCAGACTCTGGGTTGTACTGCGCAATGTCACCATCAGGCAGTGAGTCAACGTACTTGATCTTTGTCTTTAGTCCTAAACTTTTAATACGTGAAGCAACGAGTCGCTGAAGCTTTATAGCGATTGTTTTATTAGGATTAGGAATTGAAGTAGACAACCAATTTAGCACTGCTCCAAGATCACCTTCTTTGATCTTATCAATCAAAGCATTGGGGACTTTCTTTTCGCCCGTAGGTTTAGCTTTCTTGCCTTCGCGCTTTTCTTTAATTTCACGTTGCGCACGCTCTTGAGACTCAGCTTCAGACTTTTTAAGTTGCGCTTCACGTACATCAAGATAGGTCTTACCGGGAGCGGGAATGTAACCTTCTTGTACAAGCTTATCTGCAACTGCTTTAAAAGCCGTATCGTGATCTTCAGCGGTGGCGTTCTTTATGTCTTTTTGTTTGTCAGACAAAGTTTTGTTGTACAGCGCACGTTGCTCATCATTGAGCTGCTCCCATGTGGGGTACTCTAGCCTGTCACGAGATTTGTATGCTTGGCGGTTGCGCTCATAGATGCCGGCAGACGGATCAGCTTTAAGATCTTTGGGCTTACCTTGCGTCTCACGCAGTTGCTTGCGGTATCTAACCAAAGCGCGACGCGCACTAGCGTGTTCTTGAGCAGTGTTGTTGCGGACGTTATCCAAATAGACCTGACGCTGGTCATCTGTAAGTTTCTCCCATGGCACAAGCACGGCACGCTTATCGTCAATCTGCTGTTTCAGATCGTTAAGCGCTTCGTTTACTGCTTCAACCTTAGCTTGTGGTGGCAGTGTTTCAAAGTTGTCTGGCAGGTCAGGCAGTTCTAACTCATTGCGCTCAAGCACGGCATCAAGACGAGCAGTGCCCAACTCCATACCAGCCGGAAGTTTTCCAGTTTGAAGCGCGTCATAAAGGTTTGCGCCGTCGTCATCTAGTTTGGCATACTCGCGCTCTTCGTCATACAAGTCAGCAACCTGTTTGACTTTCTCGTCCATTTCTTTTTTAACTTCTTCGGAAGGACCGGTCTTTACTGCAACGGACTCTGTTCCTTTTCCTTCAGCAGCACCTGTAACATCCGGTCCAGTAGAAACCACTCCATCTCGTTTAGCTTCTCCAGATCCCGGGGCGGGGGGAACGATGACGGTTGATTGTGGAGGTAGCGTAGTGCTCGTTCCAGCTGCTTCACTGACAGTTCCTGTAACATCTTCCGCTCCCTTCGGGCTGATCTTAGATAACGCATCGTCAATCTTTGCTTTAAGTTCCGCGTTTTCTTTACGTTTTCTAGTGAGTTTGGATTTTTCACCCGCATTAAGTGTAGTGCCGCGAGACTCTAGTTCTTTGATCTCAGCATCACGTTTATCGTAATCGGCCTGCATAGCGGCGACTTCTGCCGGTGCTCCAGTCTTAATTTCTGCCGGTGTTTCTACAACAGTGCCGGGCGCAACTTCTTCAAACTAAGTGCCAACGATTGAAGGCTTAACTTCTTTTTT